TAAGAATTATTATAAGTAGAATTCTTATCCAGTGGTCGTTGATCCATTTAAGATCGAGTAGGGTAGAAGTCGCCAATGGGAAAGCAAAAGTAAGTATGACTATAAATATAAATTTGAGGTCTTTTTTCATTTCTTGTTGTTTTTTCTATTGTTCACATTGCTAAAACTTCTGTAACATGAGTATTTGTACTCCCCAAAAAATTCAAAGTATTGATCATTTGCCCGGTTAAAGGCTTCAAGATTTGTTTTAGAGGTTTTTAGCATTTCAAAAAAGTAGTTGTAAAATCCTACGTTAGTGGCCAGCTTTTTAATTAATTGATTTTCAGTTTCTAATTCAGAATGTGATTTCATTTGGATCGGTGTTATTGTATTGTGATTCGTTAGTATCCTCTGGTGTCATGGTTCCTGCTAAAGCCATTACAGATGCAATGATGCCATCTATTCTTTTGGTCGATTTATTTTTTGCATATCGTATATTTTCATTTGGATCTTGATAGGCTACACAACCAGATATCATCCATTTTAAAATTGGGTGACCGCCATGTCTTATTTTTTCAGAATAAATAAGCGTTTCAAATTCTTTTGTTGGAAATGAAAAGTGAGCTGTGGTTTGCGGAAATGGATGCATCTCTATTTCTCTAGCTGTTAGATTCTGTACCAGTTGAGTAGCTTGCCACGAATCGTATTCATACCATTTTGGGTGAAGCACATCCCAGCAAAACGCTACAATGCTTTGTAAATTCTCATAGTCAATTTGATTGCCTGGTGTCGCCTGAAGTATTGGCTGCTTTTCGAAAAAACTGCTTACATCCTTAAAGCCTTTTAGATCGATGTATTTTTTTAGGGTTTGATTTTTCCAAAATTTGTAGGGAACTCTATCTTCAGAAGATCTTTTTTCCACAGTATCCAATGGACAAAACAGCATAGGCAGTAAATCTCTTATGCCATCTTCGTCTGGATTACTTACAAAAACTATTGCAGATAGATCTATCGTTGAACTTAGGTCCAAGGCGCCGGCACATCCATGCTCAATAAAATTTTTCATTCTTATTTTCCCCGAACATTTATCCCAGATACTTTCAGGAATTCTAACATCTGCAGCGTCTACCCACATATTAAGATGCTTTGTTTTAAAGTTTGGTATTTTACTAGGCTGGTTTATTGCCTTTTTAAATTCTGATCTTAGGAATTCTAAATAGACAGATACATCTATATTTGGATTTGCTTTTATCCAATTTGTTTCATCCTCCCAATTATCGTTATCATCTAGATCATGAATCATTATGAAGGTGTGATCATCATCTTTTATACTACTTAATATTTCTTTATAAATATCCTCAGCTTGCTTACAAGAAGATTGCATATTAAAACCAGCAGTGGTAATTATATAAAGTAGTGGGTTTTTTCTGGCTCCCATAGCGGATTCCAAAACCTCCCTAATAGTATCATCTTTGTGCGCGTGATATTCATCTATAATAGCAAGGGAAGGATTTAATCCATCCTGTGTTTCCGAATTACTGCCATGAAATTTAAATTTACCCATAACATCTTCATATCTTATTTCGCGCTGAGTATTTTTTAAGCCTCCAACTCTTAGTTTTATTGATTTTTTTACGAAGTCGTAAGCCTGTTGCCAAACTATTTTAGCCTGGTCTTCTTTTGTTGCTCCAGCATATATTCTTGGTGAAGACTCATCGTCAAAACACAAAAAATAAAGACCTACTCCAGCCAAAGTTGCTGTCTTACCATTTTTTCTGGCTACTTTTTCGTAAACAGTTTTTATTCGTCTATTGCCAAATTGGTCTTTCCATCCTAAAATGTTGTATAAGGTAAACTGTTGCCAAGGCTCTAGAATAAAAGGTTCTCTATTTTCTGCTTTTTTACCCATAGTATGGATTAAAAAGTCTTCAAAAAATAAAATTATATGCATCCCTGCAGCATGATCTATGTAAAAACCAGACTGATCACTTTCATCAATCCATTTGTAAAATCTACTAACAGCTTGTTTTATAGTTTTACCTACAACTATTTTACCATCACGCACATCTTGTGCATATTGAAAAGGAATTGAATTAAGCATTTCGTTAGTAATCTTCATTTATGATTTTTTTAGTTTTCCAAATTCAGCAAATAAGTCTCCCTGGTTAGGATCTACAGTACTGTTTAGTTCCTTTTCCGATCTAGGATCTATTCCAAATTGTTTAAAGCATTGCATAATTGCTTTTTCAGCATCTCGTTTTATGGTCAATTCCACTGAAATATTTTCTGCTCCAGATGTATATTTCTGTCTATAGCCAGATCCTTTCTTATCTTTATTCTTAGATCTTATCTCTCTAACTGCCCATTCCCATTGTGAAAAGTTTTCTGCCATAAGCTCTAAAGCCGGTAAATGAATTCTTTTCAAAGATTCTGAGGAGATTAAAATTCTAGCAAACTTTTTGAAATGTTGCTTTGCAGAAGTGTCCAAATAAGATGGTGACTTAGGAATCTCTTTTACTAATTCTGAAGCTTCTCCTTTGTGTACTGTTTTCATAACTAAAGGTTTAAGCCCCCCCCTCAAATATTAACTATTAGTAAAATTCTCGGTAAGTGGCGATGTATATACAATTTTATGTTTTGGTGTTTTGACCCCTATGCCCCTTGGTTTCTTTGTAACCATGAGCTTCTTTTCCAGACTTACTATCGTGGTGCCATTTGCACAATGTTTGTAAGTTATTTTCATCTAGTTTGGCTCCGCCATCTTCAATTCTTTGAATATGATCTACATATTTACCCTCTGTTACAATCATTTCATCTTCACACTTCTTGCAGTTAGGATTTGTTTCAATGAATCTCTTTCTTAACTTTCTCCATGGCCAAGAGTTGTAGAAACCGTTGTCGATTGTATTTCTACGAGAGTAATGTACTCTCTCTGCTACCCATGGTCTTTTTATATTATTTTGTTTGTTAGGCATCGTAGAAGTTTTCATCATCGTTTGGATTCATCTTAGGGATATCATTTGCATATTCATCATACTCCCGCGGGTCTGAGTACTTGACCTTGTTACCATCAAAGTGAATCCCAATTGTTTCAAGGGAACCCTCTCTGTATTTAGCAAAAGAGAATTCTGCATTAGCTCCCTTCTCAACCAGCCAATCATCCAATGGTGAGTCTGGATAGTAGTATTCATGTCTATACAGAAATGTCACTATATCTGCATCCTGCTCAATAGCTCCAGACTCTCTTAGGTCAGATAGCTTTGGATGCTTATCGGTTCTAGTCTCTACAGATCTATTGAGTTGGCTCAATGCTATCACAGGGATATTAAGCTCTTTTGCTATAAGCTTTAAGTTTCTAGTGATGGAAGATATCTCCTGTTCTCTTTGATTAACCTTAGTTTTGTCGACGACCAGCTGAATGTAGTCTACTATCAAAATCTTAATATCATATTTTCTTTTTAATATTCGCGCCTTACTCACTATGTCTCTGATGTCCATCGAAGGGGTGTCTTCAATATATATTGGGAAATTCTGCATAGTATCAATTTTTTCTGATAGAGTAGTAAAATACTCAGGCTTCTCAAATCCTTTACGTATGATTTGAGATAAATGAAAGTTAGAATTTATTGATATGTGCCTAGCTGTTAATTGATTGGTAGACATCTCCAATGAAAAGAATGCAGATGGGATGTTTTGTAAGCCACATTCCAGTAAAGTTTTCAATGCAAGAGAAGTTTTACCCATACTAGGACGTGCTGCAATAATAATAAGATCTGAAGGTTGCCATCCACCGGTAAAATCATCTAGAACTTTAAATCCTGTTGGTACACCTGTCAATTTCTTTTCATCAGCATTACTAAGCATTTCAACACGTTTTAGATTGTCCTGAAGTGATTCACCATACGATTTAGTTTTGCGCCCACTAAAGACAATTTCATTTATATCATCATTGCCTTTTGCATCTGTGTTCAATAGCTCTAAGGAGTCTGTAGAATCGTCCATTGCTAACTGGATGTTGCGCTGTGACTTCTTAATAATTGATCGCTTAATGTAATACTGAAGCAATAATCTACAGTGATACTCAAGGTGAGTCGAAGATCCAGTCTTATTGCAAATTAAAACCAAATCGTAAGTAGGTACTTCTAGCTTTAAGTTCTTAAGCTTATCGTCCACAGTAAGCATATCTATCTTTTCGTTGGCATTGTAGATGGATACGATAGCCTTAAATATCTTTTGCATCTTAGGATCAAAGAATATCTTAGCATCCTTTAGGATAGGCATAACTTCTACAGCTGCATCTGCGTTGGTTAACAAAGCACCTATCACAGTTTCTTCTAAATCTTTGTTATATGGCATTTTCATTTCTCCCATTATCTTACTTTTCTGAGGTAAACTGGTTTCTGTTCTTCTGGCTCGCTATACTTAGATTCATTCTTAGCGTAGTTTCTAGCATATTTTGAAAGTCTGGAAAACAAACTATTTGCACTCCATTTAAGTTTGTTATTCTCAATTTCAATTTCTACAGTATCATTAAAATCTTGTACAAACTTCTTTTTATCACTTATTGATTTATGATATCTCATTACAAATTCAGTTTCTAATCTTGAAGGATAATTTATTTTTAAGAAATCGAAAGCGACTATATCTCCCTTTGTATTATTAAGTAGTGTATTATTACCTTCATCATTTTCTAAATACCCCTGTTTAATATTCTCACTAGGGGTGTTTAATTTATTAACTAGGGTGTTTAATTTATTAACTACCCTTACGAGACGTTTAGAAACTACTTTTTGATCTCTAATTAATTGTATTTTAACAAAGCCTTTTGACTCTAATGATTTAATTATTTGAGTGCATCTACCTTTTGAAACACCAAACATTTCAGAAAAATGAGCATTACTGGCAAAACAGCCTTTTTTATTATCAAGTGAATCAATTTCAACTAAAAATAGTTTCTCCATAATGCTCATATCTTTATTTAACCAAATCATTTTTGGTATCCATATCCCTTTAAAATCTCTGTGTATACTCATACTTTAATATTTAATAATTAAGCCCACAGAAGAAGCCTGTGGGCTTATAATTAATAAACTTCTATAACTCTTAGATCAGGGAAACTTTCCTTAATGACCGCTACTTCTGCATCAATTAAATTATCAGAAACATCGTTCACATAATCCCTTGCTTCAGGTGAAATCAACTGGCAGCTTAAATCTGTGCTATCGATATAAATTTCGATTTCAATAAGTTCTTTGCCATGATATTCAAATACAGGAATATTGACCTTAAAAGCATCTGGGATGTTGGAATCCACAGCCTGATCCATTAATATCTTTCTGTTACCACGGTTATCATCACTGCTTTCAACGTCCTTATTAACTTTAGCCTTGAATGATTTTAGGACTTTTACAAGATGCATAGCCTTGTCTTTAGTTTCAAAGTAACTCCGATTCATTTTGATAAAGTCAGCGAGTTCATGGGTAGTTCTCGAAAGACCGGTGTTAATACCAAACTCTTCGAAGATCTTAGAAAATCTAAGTTGGCCAGAGTAATGTTCAGAATCAGGATAGCCTGGTCTAGCCACTAAATTCATTTGTCTTTTTGGTTTATTAATACTTAAAATATACCATGCACGAGTATTTTCACTCTGAACTGATTTACTTAAAATCTCATTTATCATTTGAAGTGTACCTTCAAACTTGAATGATTGTCCAAATTCAGGATATTGCACTGGAGCATCACCTTTTAAAATAGTGACCGTGTCACCTTCCGTAAATATGTTTAATTTTTCGTTTTCCATTAGTTTGCTTTCTTAGAATCATTAATAATTCGAAATTGTCTTTCGTCCTGAGTCAATGGACGTTGTTTTATGAGCTTCCCATCTCCATTGTAAAAACCCATAAAGCCTTCTTCCTGGTCAGCTATCAAGTAAACTTCTTCTTCAACTTCTTCTATACCAGATCTTACTTGACCCATTAATAGTGCTGTGAGTTGTTTTCTAGGTTTAACTTTAATTTTCCATTCATCCATAAATTCTTTCTTCTGTTCATCCAGTCTAGAGATCTCGATAAACTCAGTAGTTAATTCATCCTTAAGAGCATTAATCGTTTCCGGGTCTAGCTCTTTAGGGTAAATGATCTTTTCGGCTCGCTCACAGTTATCCTTTAAGGCCTGTAGTCGATCTCGTTTAGATTCGTTTTGTAAAAAGGTTTTTTCCATTTTGTTGTTTGTGTTTAATTAATAATTCAGTTCAATAATTTGTAAAATGTTGCGTGCATGAGTAAATAAGTCGCTTATGCTTTCCTTACTGCTATCTGTACCTACAAGAAATTGCACTTGCAAATCCTCTATTCTTTTATTCATGTATTGAGGATTTATAGCAAAATACCTTGCAATCTCATGATCTTTACAGCCAGAACAATCCTGAGCTATAGCACAGGCCAATATCTTCTCTGAAGTGTCTTTAACACCAGTAAGCTCATTTACATTAACTTGAAGATTATGACTAAGAAGATTGGTGATGATGTTCAATTTTTTTTCAATGCTCATCTCTATAGGTTTTAATGTAATTCAGAATAACATAACTAACGGCTACAATTAATATGAAGGCCAGCACATAGCCTACATAACTATCTATATTTGCAACAGGTTCCTCACCACCACAGCCACACATATAGTAAGCTGCAGAATTTGGATTGGCATTTTCACAAACAGATTCACATCCGTTTCCTCCACTTCCGGGATTACCAGGACTTCCTTCATTATCGAAAAAATCGTCTAGTTGTAAAGTGTAAAGTATTTTCATTTTATAAATCTTTTGAAGTTCATAATTAGCCACATGATTAAGAGAAAGACTACGGTCATTGCCACATTTAGGCTGAGAATGTTGGCCGCTAAAACAAGGTAGTCGAGTGTAGTTTGTAGTTCCATTACCCTGCTTTTTTACAAATAGAACATCTATCTAAAAAGCTTTCTGCTTCAGGATCACAAAGTGCATTACTTTCTTTGCAGTATCTTTTTCCTACTCTACAATTGTATAAGTGAGGTCTATTCTGAATTTGTTTTAAGTTAGTTTCCATAGGTTTAAGATTAATTTCTTTTTGCCCATGCAGCAGCTGCACCCCATTCTTGTAATTCTTTAAAAAACGATTTAAGTAATTTTTTTGCTTTTTTCATTGTCTTAAGTTTTGAAGTTTTTGTATTGCTTTTGTTCTTAATTTCGAAACAGATCTATTGCCTTTATTCAGCTTTACGAGATCATCTTCAGAAGCGTATTTCATTAAAAAGGTCTTTACGCCTTGAGGTGATATTTTACCAAATACCTGCGCATCGGATAACTCCTTGAAGCTGGCAAATACCTTTCTATTAACTAGATCTATTGCGCTTTGTCTTTTCAATCTTTCTTGCACAAGATCTCTAGGAGCAATCATAAGATCATTGCTTTTTAGATACTGGACAAATTGATCTAGAGTGTTCATTATTCGCTTTTTAGCCTATCTATGATAGATTCCAATTCAACTATCATTTCTATCTTAAGCGCTCTCATAATCCAAAATTCGTGTAGCTTTTTTAGCTTAGAATAATTTTTGAATGAAGGATCATATTCCTGTACGATTTCACAGAATGAGGATCGATTTTCAAAGCCCATTTTATGAAATTGATTTACGATATTCACACACCTTGCAAATAGTTGCATCCTTTCATTATGGGGTTTAATCTCTATAGCTTCCATATATTTGT